TACTCGTGGCAACGTCAGAGGCTACACCTACAATGATGAAATGAAAGGGCAAGCTATACTTCAACTAACTCAAATAGGACTACAATTCGATGAAAGTAAATCTGATAATCCTTTTGCCTACTATACTGCTGCTGTTACTAATTCATTCGTTAGAATTATCAACCTGGAGAAACGTAATCAAAACATTCGAGACGACATTCTTGAAATGAACGGTATGAATCCTTCATGGACTAGACAGAACAGCAGTAATACTGGCACAAGTTCTGGACCAGTTAGCATTAGTTCAACTATTCCACTTATTGAAGATTGAGCTTGACTTCTACATCTACAGAGTGTATTATTAATCTATGAGTCTATTCAAAAAAGCAGCATGTTTTACCGATATTCACTTCGGTCTTAAAAGCGGTAGTCGTACACATAATCAAGACTGTGAAGATTTTGTGTCTTGGTTTTGTGATACTGCCAAAGCACAAGGGTGTGAAACTGCAATTTTCCTAGGTGACTGGCATCATAATCGCAGTACTACAGATGTTAGTACCATGAACTATACTGTCAGCAACTTAGAGAAGTTGAGCCAATCATTTGAAAAAGTATATTTCATTCTAGGCAATCACGACTTGTTCTATAAAGACAAACGTGAAATCAACTCTGTTGAATTTATGCGCCTGTTTCCTAACATCGTGCCTATACGTGAACTATTCACAGAAGGTGATGTCACTATCATGCCTTGGCTGATAGGTGACGAGTGGACCACGGTAAAACAACTAAAAAGCAGATACATATTCGGTCACCTCGAACTGCCGCATTTTTACATGAATGCCATGGTGCAGATGCCCGATCACGGTCAGTTGCAGACTGGACACTTTCAGCATCAAGAATTGGTGTTTACTGGGCACTTTCACAAGCGTCAACAAAAAGGCAATGTGGTCTATATAGGCAATGCTTTCCCGCACAACTATGCAGACGCGGGCGACGACGACCGCGGCATGATGATATTAGAATGGGGTGGCAAGCCTGAATATCATACTTGGCCGGATCAACCCATATATAGAACTTATAAACTGAGTCAGATCATTGATAGGCCCGACGAGCTGCTTCGTGAGAAGATGCATTGTCGTGTGACCATCGATTTGCCTATTACCTTTGAAGAAGCAAACTTTATCAAAGAACAATTCATGCCGCAGTATAAACTGCGTGAGTTGATGTTGATTCCGGAAAAGGTAGAAGTAGAAAGCGCAGTAAATCCTATTGATATCACATTTGAATCAGTGGATACCATTGTGATGAATCAAATCAATAACATAGACAGTGACACCTATGACAAAAAACTACTGTTGGACATCTATAACGAACTATGATTAAAATTAATAATCTCACAGTACGCAACTTCATGAGCGTGGGCAATCAAACCCAGGCCATAGATTTCGATCGCGGACAACTTACGTTGGTCTTAGGCGAAAACTTGGACCTAGGAGGTGATGACAGCGGAGCTCGTAATGGCACAGGTAAGACTACTATTATCAACGGCCTCAGCTATGCTATCTACGGTCAGGCCCTGACTAATATCAAACGCGACAATCTTATCAACAAGATCAACAGCAAAGGCATGCTGTGTACTGTCACATTTGAAAAAGACGGTGTCAAGTATCACATTGAGCGAGGTCGCAAGCCTAATTTACTGAGATTCAGTATAAATGATCAAGAGCAGGAACTTGTTGATCTTGACGAAAGTCAAGGTGACAGCAGAGAAACACAAAAGGCCATTGAAGAAGTGTTTGGTATGAAGCATGAGATGTTCAAGCATCTTATTGCATTGAATACCTATACAGAACCGTTCCTATCCATGAAGGCAGCAGATCAACGTGCTATTATTGAGCAGTTGTTGGGCATTACTATACTGTCAGAAAAAGCAGAAGCTCTCAAAGATGCAATCAAGATCAGCAAAGACAGCATTGCGACAGAAAACACAAGAATAGAAACTGTCAAAGCCAGCAACGAAAGAATACAACAAAGCATAGAGTCACTGATACGCAAACAACGTATGTGGGAAGAACAAAAAGAAACCTCAATGACCAATCTAGCAAAGGCCATTGAAAAACTCATGGACATAGATATAGATCAGGAGATCGAGGCTCATCGAGCATTGGACGTCTATAATACCAAACGCAAAGCTATCAACGAATTGAATAATTGGATTAATCGTTGCAAACTAGATGAAGCTCGTGAAGTCAAGGACATGGACCGACTCAAAGTCGAAATTGCCAGTTTAGAAAATCACACCTGTCACAGTTGTGGTCAAGGCTTTCACGACGACAAGCAGGTAGCATTATTAGAAAAGAAACGCAAAGACCTGCAAGAAGCGGCATTGCAGGCATTGGCAACTAATACTCAATTTTTAGAGCATACTCAAGCACTGGCAGATCTAGGTGAATTAGGCGTGTGTCCTGCTGTGGTATACGACAATCTCGAACAAGCATTGAATCATAAAAACACCCTAGGCGGTCTAGAGCGTGATATCACTATTAAAAATGCCGAAGAAAATCCTTACGACGATCAAATCACTGAACTTAAAGAAACAGCCGTACAGGAAATAGACTGGAACGGCCTCAACGAGTTAGTGCGTGTGAAGGATCATCAAGAGTTTTTGCATAAACTGTTGACTAACAAAGATAGTTTTGTTCGCAAACGAATAATAGATCAAAATCTTGCGTTCTTGAATCAACGATTGACTTACTATTTGGATAAAATTGGCTTGCCCCACACTGTGGAGTTTCAGAATGATCTTACTGTGATTATCACTCAACTAGGACAGGACTTAGACTTTGACAATCTAAGCCGTGGTGAACGTAATAGACTGATTCTATCATTGAGCTGGGCGTTCCGTGATGTGTGGGAAAACCTATACACCAGTATCAACTTGTTGTTTATCGACGAACTTGTGGATTCAGGTATGGATGCATCTGGGGTTGAATCCAGTATCGCTGTGTTGAAACGCATGACTCGTGAGCGTGACAAGAACGTGTTCTTGATTTCGCATAGAGACGACCTTACCAGCCGCGTTAATCACGTGCTGAAGGTGATCAAAGAAAACGGATTCACCAGCTATTCAAATGATATAGAGATTATGGCATGAGTTCTGACGCACATGATCGCATGATCCATGCCTTTCAAGAATACTTTAAATGGCAGGATCGTTTTCATCACAAAAAATCCAACGAAGCAGGCATCAAGGCACGACATTGGCTATCAGAAATACGCACAGAGGCATCAATCATAAGAGTAGAAATACAAGACAAACGCAAGGCACAGCGAGAATCCAGAAAAGGCATGAGAGGCAAGAAGCTTTAACTAATTAAAGAGTGCAATGGACGTTTCAAAATCAAATAATAGACGAAATACCAGAAGGCTATATTGGCTTTGTTTATGTAATCACGAATAAAATCTCCGGACAGAAGTACATAGGCAAGAAATTAGCACAATTTAAACGTACTAAACCCCCACTCAAAGGCAAAAAACTCAAAAGAAGAAGTGTAGTAGAAAGCGATTGGCGCGAATACTATGGTTCATCTGACAGGTTAAACGCAGACGTCCAAGCATTAGGTCCGGAAAACTTCACAAGAGAAATACTTTACCTTTGCAAATCCAAGGCAGAACTATCATATTTAGAAGCAAGAGAGCAGTTTGAACGCAGAGTTTTAGAAACAGATGACTACTATAATGGCATTATAAACGTCAGAGTAGGCGGATCAAACATACTTAGACAGCGTCTAGAAGAACAAAAAAAGACAAAATAACATTAAATTTACTAGATATGACAAAGCTAAAATGGGACAGATCACCACAGAATAGTGTGTTGAATTCGGATTATTTTCTAAATCCGAAGACTGGGTTTGACCAAAAATGGCATAATCAACGTAAAAATATGCAGCAAATCCTTGGCATACACAAAGATCACAACTGGCAAATAATCAACAAACCCACAGGCCCACATGCAGGCAAGATAGTCTGTAACACTTGTAACGAGAAGTTCGTTGCTTG